TGGACTTGAGTTGCACCTTGACTAGGTGTCTTTTTTCTTACCTTTAATTCAGGTTCTTTCTTACCAAAGATTTTTTCCCAGTTATCTGCATAGAGTTTTTCATCAGAGTTCCTTCTCTTAGAACCCTTACCACCATGCCAATTACTCATCTTACTTTTCTATAAGATGCAGACTGAGACCTTTTTAAATTGAGTTTCTTTCTACGTTTCAAATCTTGATTTTTTTGATTACGTGTATCGTTAGGTTTCTCATGGTACTTTCTATCCCTGCACTCTTGCACGATACCTGCACGGTCACATTCCTTTTTAAAACGTCTTAACATTCTATCGAATGATTCTTCGTTTCTAGTTTTTCTATCAATTCTTGGTTTTACTTCTGGCATAATATTCTCTTTAAATTAGGTGTTAAGTCGCCCCTTCACTTTACAGCATTCCCGCTCTTAACCGATACTTCCGCTTTGACCCCAAGTACCTTTCCCTTACTGATTGACCCCATTCCTACGTCACCAGTTTGATATTGACTACACGGACACATAATGTAATATCAATATCCCCTCTAAAGAAACTAGTCTTGTGCTAGTTTCTTAAAGTAATCCATCGCATCCTCATCCTCAGATGGTGAGGTTGATTCTGCTGATGCGATTACAGGTTCGTCTGCAACAGACTCAGTGTTGACATTAGACCATGGCACTTCTTCCAAGTCTTCTGCAACAGATTCTGCTGTAGATGTACTTACTGAACCAGTTAATCCAAGTACTCTATCGAGTTTCTCTTTGAGTTCCTCGTAAGTTTTGAATTCACTTGGTGCAATAATGTCTGTTAAAGAATAAGCAGAACTAAATGTTTCGTTCAACTTATCTTCGTCTTCAAACAACGGTGCGATACTATCGAACTCTGACTTGTCATAGTTCCAGTATCCATCAACCTTTCTGATTTTGATTTTGAAGTTTGCACCTTCTCTCAAATCGAAAGGATTGATTGCAGCTTCATCTTCAAATGCAGGTGAGATTGCTTCTTTGAGTTGTTCAAAGATTTTCTTACCATATTTATAAAGGAAGACCTTTCCTTCATTATCAGGATTTTTAGGGTCTGAAACAACGTAAACGTTAGAAACATAGTGGAGTCTTCTCTTCTGTTTTCTAGCAATCTCTTTGTTTGCTTCTATACCAGTATTCCATAACTGAGTATTATATTCAGACACTGGGTCTTTCTTGTTAAGAGTAGTCAAAGACTTCTCTATATACCATCCACCTGGCCCTTGGAACCCGTGGTCAAAATAACTGACCCAAGGCATTTCTTCGTTTTGTGGGGTTGGTAGAAAACGAACAACTGCAAATCCATTCCCAGTTTTATCTAGTTCAGGTTTCCAGTATCTATCGTCACTGTAGGACTTTTTTGCACCTTCTGTAGGTGATGCAGATTCCATAGCTGCACGTAATTTATCTAATGATGACATTGTATTCTCCTATTGTATTACATTGTATCGCATTATATCAGATTCTAGAAACTACTAGAATCCACCTCTCACTATTCTCATAATAAGTATACTCATTATACTTCATCTTTACCTTCTATGTCTAGAGGGTTTTTTGAAATAAATGAATATTTTGTAATAGTATTTATATCTACTGACATAACTCTATTGTTTTATTTTTATACTTTTTAAAATCAAAATCTATAAATGATTTATACTTTTGAATCTTAATATGTATATCGGGATATACTATCTTTTCAGATATAAGTCTCTCCCAATCGGAACTGAATCCGATAATGGAATCCATGATACATAGTGTTTCAAGTGAAACATTTTTTGCCATGTATTCCTTCAAGAGTATTGGATGTTGTCCATTCTTTACTTCCAATACTTTTTGAATATTTCTTTTAAGTAGGATATCAGAGACTTCTGTTTCATACAGATATGACAATTTTTGTTGTCTCTTCTTCCAGTCTTTATAAACTCGTTCACACTCATTGTCTAACAAGTCTCCTGCCCAACTATCTTTAAGACTTAGATTTGCAATGTAGAAATCTTGTAAGTCTTGTTTGTATGTTTTAAATAATTTACCGAAATGAAATTTATCTTTTCTTTTTAAGAAAGAGTTGATGTCACTCTTCACCTTACCATTGTATTTTATAAAGTCGTAATCCTTTGTATAGAAGTGCAACTTTATTCCAAGATAAAGAGTGTATGCATCATATCCTTCTCTACTCGTCATTAAGTTGTGACGATAGTAGGTGTTTTGGGTGGTGTGACAATTGAACCAGTTGCTTCTTGGTAGTGAGTTGCAATAGTTTCATTTGTTGGAACCACAAAAACATAACTGTTGAATGTGACTAAAGTAGGATTCTCTTCTCCAGTGACTGCAATACCTCTTGCAAATCCCATACCACCATCGTCTGCTCTTAGAATCATTCTAGGGTCTTCTATTGTAAGACCACCTTCTAATGATTTGAACTTACCAACGTATTCACCACTTTGTGCAATGACCGTGACTATATCATTTACTTCCATAATTAATCCTCATAAAATCGTGTGATTGTCCCTTGACTAGTCCTACCACGATTGATTAGGTTTAGTCCTTGTGCTTCTGCTTCTAACTTTTCCTTAAGAGGTGGTGTTAAAAGTCTCTTTGCACTTTCGGGTTCTAAATTGTTATTCTCACACACTTTAATAATTGCAGACATTACATCTACACCTTTACCACGTGATAGAATTTTTTCAACTTGTTCAGTAAATTCTTTTCTACTTATCATATCAAAGGTGCTCCTTCAACTTCACCATAATCAAAGTTTTCAATCCAATCTTGCATGACTCTATAGTATGCATAGTATGTTGGACTATGTCCGTTCATATCCATCCCTACACCGTCTTCAGAGTAAGGTGTTTCTAAGTAATCAATAAGTGCTTGACATTCGTCTAAGTGGACTTCAGTAAGTTCGTCTTCACTCCCTATTTCAAGATACTCTAACATATTATTATATGCATTATCGTATGCTTCTTGATGAATCCAATCATCTGATTTATAAATCATCTTACTCCAATTCCAATCTTGTTTTAGAGTAAACTTCTCTTCGTTATAAAAATCTGCCATATTAAAACCTCAAGTTATATCTGTTCTCAGGGTCAACTTCATCTACTTGCAATGGTAAACCAAAGAAGTGTTCTGCATCCCATGAGTCATAATTATTTTCCCAAAACCAGTCGTGTCCTTCTTCTTCGACACCTTCTAGAATTGCATCTTCATCTGCTTCACTACCTTCTGCAAGGTGAACATAAACGTCACGTCCACACTCATCAAAAGACTCCACAAATTCATTCTCTTCAAACTCACAAGGTTCCATAAAATCATGTTGTGAATCTTCTGACATATATCCTTCTAACAATTCTTTTTCTTCTTCATTAGTAATCTTTATGATATATGCACCACTTCTCCAAAGTGATTCAATGACAACTCTATCTTCACTATCGTTATCTTTAAACACTTCACGTTCAGTATACGACTTTTTAAATTTAGGATATATTGTATACTCTTTTCCTACTTCTATTTCCATATTATACTCCGTGTAAATTTCTATATCGATTTCTTAAATCGTATAGTTTGTCTACATAATCTAAAGGGTCTGCATCAAAGATTTGAACCCCACCACCGTCAACTGCTACAATTGCAACAATATCCTCAACAACTTCTCCAGTAAGTTCCTCAACCATAATTGCATATGCAGTCATCTGATGAAACCATGGGTCTGCCATGTATTCTTCTTTATACTTAGAACTTGTTTTAAAATCTATTATGCAAAGACTACCATCCAATATACCAACACAATCTACTTGTCCTGCCATTTGCAGTGAGTCGCTATACATACCTGCTTCTAATGCAAATGGTGTTATCTCATCTAATATAGGTTGAACTGCATTGAACATTGATTGGTCTAAAACATTTTCGAATACTAGTTCCTCTTCTTGTCTTAGATACTGTTCAAAAAGAGAATGCATTTTAGTTCCTCTTTTTGCAGCTTGTGTCGATATTCTATTTGCAGTCTCTTCACCTACCCTTTTTCTCCACAACTTAATGTGGTCTCTTGTAAGTAGTCCAGTGACTGTAGTGACACTTGGATATTTTTGACCTTCGGGAGTCTGATAAAAACGTTTACCGTCCTCCTGTACACGAGTCATTGACTCCTGTAGACTTTCTAAGTCATATAATGATAATTGATTTTCCATAATATAGATTACAGTATACTACTTAATACCCTGTAAGTCAACATGTTTTTTGATTGTTTCTCTAGTCTTGACTTCTTTACTAGATTTTCTATGATACCTTTCACCCATAGGTGAGTCGACATGATTAGATGCAACCTTCTTTAATACGTCATTGAAACCACCGTCAACTTTTACTCGGTCTCCTACACCACTAACAGTGAGAGGAGCACCAAGTATTTGTTGTTTAAGATGTGGATTGTTTTCTTTGAACTCGTCTAACTTAGTGTAAGACATAGTGTATTCTTCAATCTCATTTGTCTCTGTATTTAAAAAATCGTAAGAAGGCATTATATACTCATAAAACTAGGGACTGGTCTATCAGTCCATTTTGCAAAGTCTTTTTTGTAGACTGCATAATATTTATGGTATGCAGAAAGAGAGTCATTTTCTACTTTTACATCATCAGGCATACACTGAGGTGGTTCTGACCATTTACCTAGTGTAATGTTTTTAGGTAATTGGTCAAGTAAATCTCTGAGTTTAGTATCAGTCATATGAACTTTACCATATCGATAGGTATATTCGTCACATAGATTAGTAAACATATCATATGCATACTGATACTGAATCGCATTCTCTCTGACCCAACGTGTAGATGGGTGATTGATATGTGATGCTTTGTATAAGACACCGTCCATATTTGAGTTAGGTAATCTCCACCTTTGAATTCTACGTCCACTGGATGAATCAGTGTATTGAGTTCCGTCTAACATTCTATGTGCAGTCGATAACATTTGTGCATACTCGATAATCATCTTTACTACATGTTTGTCACAATGTAGTGTTGCAGATACTTCAGGTTCTTTGTGTAAATAAAATAAATTCATTT